ACTAATAGTTGGACCAGCATTTTGGGCATCAGAAGCTGCTTATGTAGCTGGCGTAGCACCATTACAACCAACAAATATTAACATTAATATGACAGTACCATACGACAAACAAGCTATGGGATCTGATCTACTTTTTGCAGCTAACGAAGTTGTAAAAGAAATGTTAGAGGTAGAAGGTTTTACAGTTACGATTACAGAATTGTAATTGAAACAAACTCCAACTAAGGAGTATAAATACCTATAAGTTTATTATTGTTCATTATAGTAAATTATTTTTTGTTTTGAAAACCCTAGTTTAAGCCATTTTACTAGGGTTTTTTTATTGTGTAAAGTGAAAGCTTCGCAATATGTAAACTGAAACAATGGAACGAGGAACGATATAACATATATGAACGAAAGAATTATTAACTTTAAAACGGTCGAAGGAGCGATCACGTTGTTTTAATATCGTTATAAGATCTTAGTTTGTAATCGAAGAAAGTAGTTAAAACCCAGTGTTTGAGTCGCTGGGTTTTTTTATGAAACAAAGTGTATTGTTTTTATATAATAATAGTAGTAATCCGCTCCTGCTTTCCAGTGTAGTTATTTATAATGATTACAAATAGTAAATTAGTTTGAAACAGTTTAAATTACACTTATATAATATACATAAACAAATAAAAATTATGAACTTAGAAAAAAAATCACTAGCCAACAAAGTAGCGACAATTAAATCAACATTTTTAGGATATGTTGACACTGAAACTCTTAATTATTACAAAACTCAATTAGTTATGGATAATCCAGATCTTTATAATGATTTAGATTATAGAGAAGTTAAATTAAGCAAGAAACAAAGAGAAGATGCTATTGCAGAACTACAATGGTTTAAGAGAGACATTGAAGCATGTATTGCTCACTTAGAAATTAAATAATGGAACCTCGTAAACTAACAATGATCGATGCTGAGAAGATCAGAGAAGATTATGAACGAGGAGCCACACAGAACCAATTGGCTACTAAGTATAGTGTTTGTAAAGAAACTATTAAAAACATAGTACAGATGAAGTCTTATCTGTATGATCCAATCTATGGCGAAACTATTTTCAAAAAAGCTACGCATTACGGCGAGAAACTATTTTGAAACAAATATATAATATATCTATATAATAATAGATTAAACAAAACAAAATGATTATTAACAATGAACTACAGTATAGACGAGGACTTCTTTAGTATAAAAGAGATTTGGGACAATCTTACCAAAGCTCAGTTTACTGCAATGCTCATTACTGTAAATCAAATATCACATTGGACTATAAATGCAGGTTTTTGCGACTTTTCGGTTAATGCAGTATGTAAAAAATATCACATGAATAAAAGAGAAGTGAATGGATCTTTACAAAGACTTATAGAATTAGATCTAATAAAATGTATTAGACAATATCAAAGAGAAGGCAATCAACCAGCTCGTTATATTACTACAAAAAGGTTTGGCCAGGTCAGCAAAAAGGTTAGGCCAGCCGGGTCAAAAGGTTGGGCCAGCAGGGCCAGGGTTAATAATGATAATAATCATTATTCAGGGATTGATTTAGAATCAACCCCTCATAATGCTAAAAATGAAAACTTAGAGGACCTTGCACTTCTAGAAAAATTTAACTCTTAAAAATAAAAAACAAACAAATATGAAAACAGAATTTTACACAACATTCCCTATGGGATTAATTGACGGTATGCTAGTAAGACTACAAGTAGAACCTTACGTTGTCTATGCACCAAAAATAGTAGAAGATTCTTCTGGTAGAAAGAAAGAAATCTATGCATGGACTAGAGACAATGTTATTGAATCAAATGTATTCGGTGAAAAACGTACAGGAGATAGAGTAACCCCTACATCTGAATACCTTTATAACTACTTATGCCAAAAAGAACTTAAGCCAACTATGGGTAAGGATATTGATTACTCTGTTGAGTTTGAAAGCCCATTTACTAAAGGTGTAACACAAATGTTATTAGTATACAAATGGATTGCAGGACTTCAAGCTATAAGCGGCGATACTATTACCATAAAGACCAGTGATATTGCTGAACTTGGATTAAACCCAACTGCATTAGATTGCAAAATAGCATTTGATAAGTATTTTCCAAACTCGTATGTCATTAATAAATTTTATGATAAAAAATGGCATGTTAAATTAGGACCTAGAGATGTAAGAGTAACACCAGGACCAGGATCAGTACAGATTAAAGTTACCAATTATGTTGGTTTACTTAATAAAATAATGGATTTGCACAATCAAGAAATGAATAAACCAAAAAAACAAACATTAACAGAAGCATAATTATGAACCAACTAGTACAACACATCGAATCGTTACCTAATGAAACTTGGAAACTTTTCAAATTTACAGAACAAGGTAAAAGACGCAGAAATGATGATATTACCTACAAGTACTCCACGACTTCCTGGTTCGTCTCGGATCATGGTAGAGTAAAACTATCAATCTATTATCTTACACGTGAAGAGATAGGACCTAATGACTTCAAGAGACTAACTAGAGCAGGACAAACACTATGGAGATTGTTACCTTACTATGAAAAAGGTGGACATGCAACTTCAGGTAAGTATGCATGCATTCCTACACAAGAATATGTACATCGCTTAGTCGCTGAGGCATTCATACCTAATCCAGAAAACAAAGCTACAGTAAACCACAAAGATGGCATCAAATCAAATAACCATGTCTCGAACCTAGAATGGGCTACTTACAAGGAGAACTCGCAACACGCCATGGCAACTAAATTAATTAGATATGGAGGCAGAAAGAAAGGTAGCAAGAATAAACCCAAGGAGATTGAAACCACTAATTAAATTCACTATCATCTGGATCTCACAGAATCTCGCCATACCATTTTGGTCAATAGGACATATACATTTAATGACTACTATATACGAAGATCTGACAGAGATCCTAATGAGCCTTGGTATGAACATTATAGTAGCTATTGGTTTCTATATAGACTACAAAGACTCGCGCAAGCAAAATTGATAATTTCAATTTCTTACAAAAATAAAAACTCGATACATATTCAAAGAAACACATTAAATGAAGACTAAATTTCAAGTACCAACCATATTCACATTACTAGATTTAAACGACCATCAATTGGTATTTGTAGAATTGCTCAGTAGGATCAACAAATATTTTGGCATAGGTAACTCTTATCGGTTCTACTCAATGGATCTAAGAATGTTATTGAACCAAAATAAGAATGTAAATGGGCGAGGGTTATCTAATGTAGGTTTAGAGACTTTAATCAAACCATTTAATGGTCTAATAGGCGCCGTAGAGATTGATGACCAAACTTGGTACTTAACACCTAATTGGATGTATAGATCTCCATGGACAGAAGTAGAGATCACAAATGAAGCAGCCATTAAAGCCTATTGGTATTTATTAGGTCGCACAGTTGGTGATAAATTTGAGGACGAAAACAACAACACTTTCGATAAATACCTAGTAGCTGGTCGACACGGCAAAGTCTATGGTTGTTGTTTAGGTTTACTAGACTATGACCAAAAAAGAGAACTAAACTAGTAGATGCGAGGCATTGAGATTGCCATTAAGGAATACTTTAAGATGAGTCCTAGAGCCAAGAGATTGGTTTGGGATGCATTGATGCTTCACACACGAGAGTGGACTGATGAAATGAATTCCGCGCTACATAGAGATGAAAAAGACTATGAGTTCGAAGAAGTCCTAAACATATTCTACAAAGGATACAAAGAGCGAGAGTGCTATGAGATAGTAGCAGCCTTTGTAGACGCAGCAGAGTTCTATGACATAACACTCGAAGATTAATTGTCAAAACTCAACATTTTTATATTTAAGTAAAAGATAACACCATTAATATATGGAAAACCAACCAAAAAGTAAAGGCGCTAACCATTTTGCATTCAACGTGGATCGCATCGAAGTCCAGTTACCAATGTTCATCGAAAGAGCAGGTCGTAAGTGGATAGAGTACGGCGCAGACAATTTATACCCACAATTTGTTGCGAGTCTCTTTATGAAGAGCGCGATGAACCGCACAGCAATCCAATCTAAAGTAGATGGTGTAATAGGTCAAGGTCTTAAGACTAAGGATCCTAACATGAACTACTTACTAAAGAGAGCCAACGCCAAAGAATCTTGGAATGATGTGTTTGAAAAGGTAGCCTTAGATTACATCACATTTGGTGGATTTGCTTTAAACGTTATTTGGAACAACGAAGGCACAGAGGTAGCAGAGTTTTACCATGCTGACTTTACCAAGATCAGATCAGGTGTACACGTTGCAGAATGTGATGGACCAGAATTCTACTTCTACTCATCTGATTGGGGTGAATGGAAAAAGCAAAGACCAATTGAGTATGCTGCGTATGATCCTAAGAAATCAGAAACACATCCATCTCAAATCTTGTATTTCTTTGATTATGAGCCAGGTAACTTGTTTTACCCATTACCTTCTTACGTAGGTGGACAAAACGACATTCAGATTGACATCGAAGTTTCTAAGTTCCACATTTCAAACCTAGCAAATGGCATGAATCCATCACTGTTTATTGGATTAAACAATGGTATTCCTGATCCCGAAGCTAGAGAAGAAATCTATGATGAGATCACGATGGCCTTTAGAGGTTCAGAAAATGCAGGTAAAGCTTTCATAGCTTTCTCGCAAGACAAAGAACACGAGCCAACTATTACACCAATTCAATCAGCAAACGATCAATACTATGTAGCTTTAGAATCTCGCATTACGTCAAGAATCTTATCAGCACATAGAATCACATCACCATTGTTATTAGGTCTATATCACCAAGGTGGTACAGGATTAGGTAGCAACAAAGATGAGATAGAAACAGCGTATGCCCACTTCTTAGTTACAGTTATTAAACCAATTCAAAAGCAAATGCTTAAAGTATTTGATAGTATCATGTATGAAATGGGTAGAAAAGACATTGAACTTTACATCGAACCTAACAAGATGTTTGAAGCAACTGAAAACACAATCGCAGTAGAATAATGAGCGCATATAACGTACTCTTCGTATCAGAAGAAAAACTAAAGTCTTACACTTCAATTCATGAATCAGTAAGCCCTGCAGATCTAACACCTTATGTGTTACAAGCTCAGGATATTTACATGCTAAACTATTTAGGTCAAACCTTTTACAATCAGTTAGTAACTCAGATCACCAATGGTACCATCTCAACACCAAACAGATGGTTGTTAGACAACTACATTGGTTCGATTCTTGTAAATTATGCAATGTACCATGCGCTCCCATTCTTAAAGTACAAGATCTTCAACAAATCTATCTTAAGTCCTACTGCAGAAAACTCTTCTGCGATTGCTTTAGATGAATTGAAGTTCTTACAAACTCAAGTTAGAGAAGTCGCTGAATCTTATGTAGATCAAATGCAAACTTATTTGTCAAACAACTTAGGACAATATCCAGCGTATGCATCTTCTAGATCAATTGATGGTCAAGCACCTGATAAGAAAACTCCATACTTTGGTGGTCTACAAACTAACTCACAGTTCTTTAACTGGAGAAAGTACAGAAACTATCCTTATGGAACTGGTACAAGACCTAGTGGTTGGGGTGCAAACTCTAATAACGATGGCTCTACTTGCTACGGATGTGGAGATTGGCCTACAAACTAATTAGAACACTTCTAACACACTTAAAACCTATGGATAATAAAACTATAAAGAAAGCTGTGAAGTTGTCAAGGGAGTATCCCAAAACAACACAGAATGTAAAACTGTTACAAACATATTTAAGCAAGAATGGCGACAAGAGGAAACCCTAATTGGGGCAAAGGAACAAGTGGCAACCCGGCGGGGAAACCCAAAGGTGCAATCAGTGCAACTACTGAATCAGTAAAGGCATATTACCTAGACTTGCTTAATGGTAACCTAGAGAATATCCAAGAATGGTTAAATAGAACAGCTGAAACAGATCCTAAGGGTGCATTAGATTTCTTAATTAAGCTTAGTCCATTTGTTATTCCAAAGAAGACAGAGACTGAGATGACAATAGATTCACCACTTAACATTATTATACCACCAAAAGAAGACTAATTTTTGGGGTCATAAAGAAAAGCAGATAAATACCTTATCTGCTTTTTTTGCGTTTAAACATAACTGATAATTTTGACCTTTAACCAATTCCTAGAACATGACTACCAAGCTTTAGTAGAAGCAGCACACAAGATCACAGGAAACTCTGATCTTAGTCATGATCTATTACATTACGCCATAGAAGAAATGAGCCTTAAGAAGAACCTACAAGATGTAGTCGATTCTGGTGGTGCAAGATTCTACTGTGTAAGGATCATGATGACACAATGGCGATCGCAAACAGGTCCATTTTACAAACAGTTTATTAAACAAAATGAACAACTCGAGTATCATGACAAACCTGAAACAGAAGAAGAACATCTTGATATAAAGAAGGTCAATCACTTACTAGATGAACTTAATTGGTACGATAGAGAACTATTCAGACTCTTCGCGGCGGGAAAGCACACATATTCTAGTTTAAGTAGAGAGACACAAATACCAAGAACCTCTATTAGCCTAACAATTAATAGGGTGCGTAAGTATATTAAAAAGAATATATAATACATAAAAACAAACATATAAATCATGGCATTTCAAATTATTAACAACACAAAGGTAGACGAAAACAGAATCGAATGGAAATTTGAGACCTTAGACA